CTGAGTACGACACGGTCTGCGTGGTGTCGTAGATCGTGAACGAGTACGTCTTCTTCGTTGTCGGGTCGGCCGACTGCTTGAACAGGTGGCTGGACGCGGACACGATCGGCTCCGTCGCCAGGTGTGCCTTCGTCAGGCCCACCGTCTGGCCGACGACCGTTGTCACGGTCAGGCTGTACGGGCCGGAGCCGGACACGGCCGACACGTACGCGTATTCCAGCGACGTCCCGGTTCCCACCTGGATGTAGGACAGGGCCGGGATGGAGGCGTTGGACGGCAGTGTGGTCGCGCCGATCGAGGATCCGCCCGTGGCCACGGTCGTGGACACGCCGGCTGTCACGGTGTCCGGACCGATGATGCCCCGAAGGAAGTGGCCGATGATGTCGGGATACGCCAACAGGGAGATGTCCCACGTCGCGTGCACCGGCCCTTGGTACATGCCCTGGAGCATGGTGTCGTTGGCGCGGTAGCTCTCGTCTTTCAGCTCTGTGTAGACGTCCTCGAAATCCGCCTTCATGAAGGGGATGTAGAACGTGGGGCTCACGTAGGTACCCGCGACAGTCTCAGGCGCGCAACCCAGAATCGCGAGGCGGGAAAGCTGCGTCACCGGTTCACCTCTTCGTCGGTCTCGGCCGACGGGGCGGCCTGATCATCGTCTTCCTCCAAGGGCGGAAGACCTTCGAGCATGTTCGCCATCGCGACCGGTTCGGCCACAGTGGACTGTTCGTCTTCGACAACTTCCATACCTGCCAAGAGGTCTGGGAAGTCGATCTCGTCACCCGGGAGGACTTCCACGGGCGGGTCCAAGGTGGGCAGCACGAGCGGGCTACCCGAGGTGTTGCGCTGTCGCACGCGTGCTCTCCCTTAGATGATGTCTTCCACGTCGTCCGCCGAGTACGTGGCTGTTGCCGACAGGAATCCACGGTCCAATGTGGTCTCCGGAGGGTCGAAGTCCACGGAGATTTCCGGTTCCCTGCCTGGTGTCTCTCCTACCGACAGGAACTGTCCGCCGTGTGTCTTGTCCCCCAGGTAGCCACGGATCCGTTGCAGGAGAAGATCAATCGCGGTGTCGAACGCCTGCTGTTCCGCTTCCGCCAGGCTGGCGGCCGTGGTGGTGGACCCGATGCGCCAGAACAGTTTCAACCGGAACGCGTGCGCTGGTCGCTTGCGCTGGTTGGAGATACGCACGTCCTGCAACCGGTGACGGGTGACGTAGATCCCGTTCAGGTTGTAGTTCGGGGTACGTGGCCAGTACGCCTGCACAACGTCCCACGGGCCACCGTTGGACGCGAGAAGGGCCGGGAGGCCGGCGGTGACAGCCGCCAGCCAGTTCGCTTCCCGCTGTACCGCGTCGCTGGTGCTCATCGCTTCCTCCGTTTCCACACGCGGTGATGCCTGACCCGGCGGTGGATGACAATCCGGTGCCGGTGCTTACGCGGGTGGTGGATCAGACCTTTTCGATTTCGGTAGGTGTGCGACGAGATCAGCCGATGTGTTCCACTGCGGAACTTGTGGGTGTGATGCGCGCGGGACAGTTTCGGCGCGTGGTTCACGTTCGGCGACGGTGTGCGGGGCCGCAGGTTCGCCAGGGACTTCGCGGACGGGTGCCGGCCTCCGGCAGTGGCACGGGACTTGTGGGTTCCACGACTGGTTTGAGACGCGTAGTGCGCCCGGAGTGCCTCGGCGATCTTCGCCCGGGTCGTCGCCGACTCGGCGTGCCCCTTGTGCGGGTGCTTCTTTCCTTTGAGCGCGGCGGAAATCTTCGCCCGTGCCGATGAGGACAGCGCGTGTCCCTTGTGTTTCTTGCCTTTCAGGGCGGCGGAAATCTTCGCGCGGGCTTCGGCCGACAGGTGTGTTCCTTTGCGCCGCCCGGCCACGGGTCAGCTCCGCATGTATGGCGACAGCCAGGACACGGCCAGTGCTTCCAGCTTGTCCGGGTCGTGTCCGTGCTGGGACTGCAACATGGGATCCAGTTCGCGGCAGGCGATGGCGGCGGCCATGTACTTGCACGCGCGGACCAGGTCGGCGGGGATCACGTTGTAGCCGGCGGAGTAGGTGACGCGGGCCAGGGAGCCAATGGGGATGAACTTTCCCAGGTTGAACCACACGTGCCCGGAGTCGACTTCGGGGCCTTGGAACTGTGTGGCCACAAGGTTTTCCGACCCGCCGTAGGAGCGGACGATAGTCAGTGAGATGTTCGAATACGACCAGTACTCGGGGTACAGGGGTGCGTACTCGTTCAGCCACAGGTGTCGGACGAGTGTGGACGCGCCCATGGCGTAGGCGTACGACCGGCCCAGCGCGCCCTGAAGGTCCAGGGGAAGGTTCGCGGTGTCGGTGTACTCGTCCGGGTCGATCCCTTGGCACCGGTGGGTTTCGAAGTGGCCGACGAACGGGGCCAGGCGGCGTTGGCATTCCGTCTCACACGCACGGGTCGCCTCCACCATCATCTCGTTGAGGGCGTCCAGGCCGAAGCTGCGCACTAGGTCCGCGAACGCCCCTTGCTGCATCTGTGCTGCCGTGGCGAGCGGCGTGGGCGAATCCAGTGCCATGGCTCACTCCGTGAAGGTGGTGACGTCGATTCCCTTGGTGGGGGTACGTTTCACTGCCGGCTTGGCCGGTGTCCGCGCGGGCGGCGACTCGTCGAGTGCCTTCGCCGGTTCCGGCGCTACCTCGCTGAATCCGGCGTCCAGGATGCGCAGGAGTTGCCGCGCTTCCTCATCGGGAACTTCGACTACCGCACCATCTTCAGCCCACACGTGGCCGAACGAGTCGGAGCCGGCTTGTGCCTTACGCAACAGCATGTTGTGAACCTCCATTGTGGACGCGCCCCGCCGACACGGGGAGGTCTTCCGGTCGGCGGGGCGCTTCGATGCCCGGCGGCGTGCTGGTCACCGCCGGGCATCGGGTCATCAGACCGCCGTGTTGACGCGGTACAGACCACCGAGGTACTTCGGCGCGCGGACGGCCAGCACGGTGTCCGCCGTGATGGCGTACGGGAGGCTGTCCGGGCTCGATGTGGTCGGGTAGACGTCCAGCGGTGTCAGCTCACGAACGTACGGCCGGCAGATGTTGTCGTAGTCGCGAGACATCAGGTAGATGTTCTCCTGGCCTACGGCCGGCGGGAACTTGCTGGTGTTGGTTCCCTGGTATGTCGACGGGAAGGTCCCCGGCTGTGTGACGCCGTTCTGCGGGATCAGGGTCGCGCCAGTGTCCACAATGGATGTGGTGAGCACCGGTGTGATGCCGTCCGCCGAGAATCCGACGTTGGCGTCCACGTAGCCCAGCAGGGTCTCCGTGCCTGTCGCGGTCGAGCGGTACACCTTGTAGAGAGTCGGCTGGAGGCCGTCCAGTCCGGACGGTGTCGAGAACGATAGCGTCACTGTGGAAGTGGATCCAGTGGTTGTCTGGGAAACCTCGGCCGAAGCCGCGATCTCGCCCTGACGCGCCACAACGGCCGACACCTTGTAGAAGTAGGTCGCGGCCGCGAGCGTTCCACCCGTAGTCGCTGTCGCAGTGGTCACCGATCCCATCTGGATGGAACGGGTGCTCATGAACGACGACTTCACGAACGGAATGTCACGGTAGGTCGGCACGAGCAGACCGGCCTGTACCTCGACACGGTCCATGAACCGCTGCTGGTTGGTCAGAAGCTGAGCAACCTTCGACGCAGCGGTGTTGCTCATCACGAGCATCCACGACGAGTCGAACACGCTCATGGCGGCGTTGGTCTCCACCATGTCGATCAGTTCGTCCAGGTGGGCCAGGGTCAGTGTCGCGCCGGCCTTGTCCTGAGCGTTCTGGTTTCCACCGCTGTAGGTGTTGATCAGCGAGTCGAGTCCGTCGAACTGCGGGTACGGTCCGAACTGAGTGGAGCCCGCGTTACCCCACAGGAGCGCGGTCTCGATGTCCCAGTAGAGACCCTTGATGGATCCCTCGATTTCTCGTGCTCGCAGGTCACCGATCACCTGACGAGTGACTTCCTGGGCGTAGCCGGTGATTGCGCCGACAACTTGAAGGTGCTTGATCTGGAACGAGTTCTGCACGTAGGTCGAGTTCGACACGACCCGCGCGCCACCGTCGACAACGAACCCGCCGTTCGGGTTCACGGTGCGCTGGTTGAAGTAGTACGTGTCGCTGTTCCACTTCTGGGACGGAATCATCCGGACCAGAGGCGAGTAACGACGCTGGTACTCCAACAGCATCGGGTCGATGATCTTGGGGATAAGGGCGGACGCGCCGGCGGCGGTCAACGCCTCCCTGAGCTCAGAAGGCACGGGGGCCTCACTTCCGTTAGTTGATGGTCATAGCGGTTGGGGGCATGAAAAAACCGTCCACAAGGGACGGTTGGTGGTGACCATCACTGCCGAAGCGGCACCGCGTGCGCGGCGGTCGGTTCGATCCCCCGAAAACCCCGACCCGGCAGGGAAAGTACCGGGTCGGGCGGGTCTCACTGCTGGCGGTAGATGGAGCGGTTGCCCAGCACGGCCTGTTCGAGCATCGGCCGCGTCACGGCGCGGAACTGCTCTTCCGTCAGCTTGTGCGGTGGCACCGGCTGACCGTTCTCGGTCGGCCAGTTCGCGGGGTACTCGTCCGCGCCGGCCACTGTCGCGGCGGTCGCGGTGCTCTCGTTGACCGGAGCCACCAGTCCCTTGCGGCCAGGGCCCTGCCCCGACTCCACCAGGTCCTGAATGAGCTTTGTGCGCTCCGACGCCATGCGCTCGTCCACCAGGCGCATGATGCGCTGGTCTTCGGTCTCCTGCACGGCGACCGGAGCGACTGGCGCTGTCTCAACGGCCGCCACGGCAACCGGAGCGGCCATCTTGGTCACCAGGCCGGTGATGGCGTCGGTGAGCTTGTCGAACTTCGCGGACAACGCGTCCAGGGCGTTGCCCTCGGTCGCCTTCTCCTCTTCGACGGCGGCCGGAGTCCCCGACGCCTGTGCGGTTGGCTCGCTCACGGCGGCCTCCGTTTCCTGATCGTCGGCAACCGCTTCCGGTGCCGTTTCCTGTGCGGTCTCTGCCGCAAGTTCTTCCGTTGCAACGGATTCCATGGCGTCGTCGTCCGGCTTGGACTCGGTGTCCATGTCCGGGTCCTCGGCGGGAGCGCCAGGGACGTCCATGTCGCCGTCCATGTCCGGGTCGATCTTCTCCAGCGCGGCGCACGCGGCGTCCATCGCCGCGTGTCCCAAGGCGTCCAGGTCATGCGGATCGACGCAGCAGGACGACACCGTCACGCACACCATGCCGTTGTCCAGGGTGACGTGGAAGCTGGCCTGGTTGCCGTCCAGCATGGCGTACGCCATGTTCTCCCGTACCGTTTCCGACAACTCGCCTCGGTCCAGAAGCCATGATTCGTCCGTGACTTCCACGCCGTACTTCTTGAGCGCCGCTCGGATACGGCCCTTGATGCGCTTGAGTTGCGCGGCCGTGTAGTTCCGGGCGTTCTTGGCCTGATTGATGTACGACCAGGCCGCTTTGGCACGTGCCTTCGTGTCCAGCGGGTACCGCTTCGCCTTGTCCCCCTGATAGCCGGGGTCGGCGTAGGTGCCGGCAGGAGCCTTCGTCGGTGGGGCCGCCGCCTTGCCGGACTTCGTGGGCGGCGCGCCTTTTTCGGTGACGGATTCGGTGGTGGCGTTCACGCCGCAGTTCTCGCAGCACTCACCGTCGCATCCGGACACGCGGTGGTCGGCTGCCGCCTCCTCTGTGTCCACGTGTCCCTCCACAATGGATTCGAAGATCAGGACCTGGTCAGTTGTCTCCCGGGCCCCGGTCTTCGCGAGTTGCCAGCTGGTGTCAGCGGCGCGGTACCCGGTGATCTCCGCGCCTGGCACTCCCGGCGTGCCGGTGTAGTCGAGTCCGAAGATGTGCAGGTTTTCCCCGGTCTCCACAGGCATCCCGTCGTGCAGGACGGTCCGTGTCTTCCCGGACCACGCTCCCCGAATGGAGACGCCCTTGAGGAACGGCGGAACGTCATCGGGGTCGTCAGGATCCTGTACCGGGCGGATCAGGCTGTCGATCGCACGGGCGTGCGGGGTGTCAGCGATGTCCGCCTCGAACTCCGCCTCACCGTCGTCGTTGACACGCAACGATGTGATGCGGCCGACGATGCGGGTCGAGTCGTCCTCAGCGGCGTGGTGTGTACGTTGGGACATCAGGTCTTCCGGGTCCTGATCGTCCATCCGGCGGATCTTCGCTCCGCCGGAACGAATCCGCTCCTGGGCTTCCGCCACGGCCCGCGCGATGTGGTCCCGCGTGTACAGTCGGCCGTTGCGGCTGACCCCGGGGCGTAGCGCGATTCCGCTCACGGTCGCGATGCGTCGGGCCATGGCGTTCTCCCTGTCAGACGAACGAGATCGTCACGGCTGGGTTCGCCGCGTTACCCTGCACGGTGATCCCGTTGGCGGCCGGCATGTCGAACGTGGCGACGGTGCCGACGGTCGGGGATGCGGCGAACGCGCCGATGATGGTTCCGGTGTGGCCGGACGCGTTGTCCCAGATGGCCATCGGGTTGGTTCCGGTGGTGGTCACCAGGACCTTGCACAGGCGGCCTGGGGTTGCCTTCACGACGGTGTCCGTGGCGGTGCCGGCAGCAATGGCAACGGTGGTCGTTCCGCCGGGCGACACCAGCGTCACACCTTGACGGGACTGTGCTCGTTCGTAGGCGGTGCCGTTGTATGTCTGGTTGTTGACGTTCAGACCGGTGTAGGTGGAGGATCCGTCGCCGGTCGCGCCGGACGCGATCGGGACGGCGTTGTCGTCGTACAGGGTTCCAATGACGTTCTTCGCCATGACGGCTCACTTTCTCGTGCGCTGGCCACGAGCCAGCGGGGCCGAACTGGACTGCGCACGCCCAATGATTCGGAGAATCGCCATCTTGACCTCCGGCACTTCGAGCGCTTCGAGCAACGCGGCGACGAACGTATCCGCGTTCGAATGCGGATCCGGGACATGCCCGGCGACGCGGGTCACCGGCCCACCACCGACGCGGAGAACGTGACCGACGTCGGAGCCCCGGTGAACGTCCATCCGAACCGTGCCTGTGTGGTGAACACAGCGTGCTGGGTACCGTTGGGCAGCCCGGTGGATGCGAACCCTGGCCCGATGTCGAACGTCACGCTGGACACCGTTGAGATGGCCGGCAGGCTGGAAACCAGGTACCAGACACCGTCAGCACCCAACCGTTGGAGAAAGAAGTTGACGGCCGGACTGGTACCGCCGGTCAATGCGGTGACGTTCATGTCTACCGCGAGGTAGGTGATGTTGCTGGTGGAGAACGCGGTTCCTGTGTTCGCCGTCGTGTACGCGGCCGACGGGACCACAAGCAACGTGGTCGCGGCCGACTGGGTAGGCAACCCGTTCTGGTCAACCAAAGTCATGACGGGGTTGTAGGTCACGACGTGGCCCCTTCCGGAAGATACGGCGTGAAGTCCAACGCCTGAAGTGGTTGTGTGGCAACAAGAGTGCACCGACAGAACGGATGGATACTCGGCGCTGGCGCTTCCACCAACGCGTAGGGACCTTCACGTTCGAACGTGTCGCACACCGGACACACGCGAGTGTCTCCCGCTGTCAAAAAATCCACCTGCCGCACGCCTTCGCGGGCATACAGGGCGAGCGCTCCTCGGCTGAAGCTCTGCCCCATGGCCAGGTCGACCAATGTAGACACGGCGCGGATGTCGCCGTTGTCGAGCAGGGCGGAGACTTCAGTGGTCATGCGGTCCGCGTCCGCGCCATCCTCGGCGAGCCGGGCCAAGAGTTGACCGACGTTCGTGGCGGTGCCGTTAAGGACTTGGCCGAGCCATCCTTGCGCGTCACCCCAGTAGGTTCCCAGCCTGTCCAATGCCTTCCACGCGTCGCGGAAAGCAATGTCGAAGTCGATGCCGACGATGTGGGCGTGTTGCGCGGCAAGGGCGATCGCGCCGGCTTCCCCTTCCGCCATGCCGTCCTTGAGCCCCTCCGCAAGGGCTTGGACGACAGCGACGTAATCGGGGTCGGTAGGGTTGTCGGCGGCTTGGTGCAGGAGCCAGATGGCGGCCGCTTGCGCGGCGGCGGCGCGGGCCTTCTTGTCGGGGTCAGCAGCCTCGGTGAGGCCGGCGGCGCGGCGGAATCGTTGCACCATCGCGGCTACCGGCAGGCGTCGGGCGAGTGGACGGAACGCGGCAGTGACAGCATCAATGTGCTTGGCGTACAACACTTCGCGTCGTTCGTACACACGCGCCCACGTGCCTTCGAGGCTCCCAAGTTTGAGTGTCACCTCGAACACGTCGGCGTCGTCAGGGTGTTCGCATCCCATGGCGACCGCGACCCGGCAGGCTTCCCGGACGCGGTCGGTCATGGGGCCTCCGCTGGCGGCCCATCCGTAGGCGAATGCCTTGCGGAGGTACGGGGCAATCTCATTCATGAGACCCCCTCAGTACGCCCCTACCAGAGGGATGAACCCTGTTGACGTGCCGACGGTGGTCGGGTTGAACGATGCCGGCAACGCGGATTGGCCGTTAAGGTAGAAGCACCGCTTGTTTCCGGAGTTCGACACGGCGAACGCCAACCATGGCGCGTCGGCGTCAGTAGCTCCGACGGCGTACGGAACCACAACCCCGGTGAATCCTCCCAGGATGTAGAGGATGTACACGAACCGCCCGGTTGCCTGCGCCGCAACCGTGGTGATGGTGCGAGACGTCCATCCGGCAGTGGTCCAGAGTGTGTTGTCGTCCGTGGTGGCCTGAAGCTGAACTCCGGTGTCGTCGTAGACACCCAGCTGGTTGGGCACAGCGGACGCGGAGTACGTGCCGCCGGTTTTCACGGCGGCCGTCAGATGCGACAGGGCCGTGTTCGCCGGAACCCAACACCGCGCCCCGAACACTGTGCCGTTGGTCAACCCGCTGGGGTTCTGGAAGAACGCGGGTTCGTCGGAGGCGACCAGCAATCCGTAGCCGGACAGCGGGAACACGGTTCCGGCACCACTTGCGGCGGCCCATTTCACACCCGTGGACTGTGTCGAGTCGGCCGTGAGCACCTGGCCGTCCGTGCCGATGCCTTGCCGGGCGATCGTCGCGGACGCGGTCGCCACCAAGAGATCACCTTTGGTGGTGGCCGTGGATGCCTGCACAGCGCCCGTGATCCGGGAATCGTTGCCCTGTGCGGCAGTTCCCGACACGGTGCCGTAGGACACGGTCAGCGTGCGGTCCACCGTGAGGTCTCCGCCGCCGGTCAGTCCGGTTCCGGCGGTGATCAGCCGGGACGTGGGAGCCTTGGCAGCAAGGTCGCTCACCAAGTTGGTGACCTGTGATTCGGCAATGCTGTTGACAGCCACGGTCGGCGCGGTTGCGGTGCCGCCTACGGTGATCGTGGAGTTGGCGGCCGTGACGGATGCGACCTTGCTGGCGACGGCCGTTGCCAGTGTAGACAAGTCACTGACGAGTCCGGTTACTGCCGCTTCGGGAAACGAACCGTTGGGCACCACGGGAGCGCTGGTGAAGGTCTTGATGCCGCCGATGTTCTGGCCGGTGGTGAGGTCTACGAAGTTCTGCGTGGCGGATCCGGTGCCGCCCTGTGCCAGCGGAAGCGGCGACGCCAGGTGTGTGGCGACGATCGTGGGGGAGGTGGCGGTGCCGCTGATGTCTCCGGCGAGTTGGATGGTTCCCAGTGTGGTGGGTGTCGCGGGGGCGGAGCCGGTGGAGACGTCCACGTAGTGTTTCGTGGCCGCCTGCAACGGTTGCGTGGGGTCGCCGCCGAGGGTGACGGCTCCGGTGAAGCTGTTCGGCGCGGTCCAGGTGTTGGATTGGGCCAGCACACCGTAGATGGATGGACTTGGTTGTGGGGTGGAGCCGCCGACGTCCACCGTCGAAATCACGTTGAGCAGTCCCACGGGTTGCACGGGGACTTCGGGGTTGCCGGCGACTTTGATCCACATGGTGTAGACGCCGGCCGGGAGGGCGAACCCTCCCGGCCCGATGAGGCATTTCGCGAAGTACGCCGGCCCAGGGTCGATTTCCCACACGCCGGGCTGCCAGTCCGAATTGGACGGTGGGCCGACAACCATGAACGCGAACTGGACAGTTTCCACGGTGGGGTTGAAAGGAGCACCGTTCACGGTGGTGGACACCTGCACACCGACGTATTCGGTGGACAGAACCGAGATCGTGATCACGCGCTCCTCCTTTCAGTCCCGGGTGATCTGGCCGAACGTCCACGGCCGTCGTGCCCGACCCCACCGCCACACCACGTCCGCGACGACACGGAACACGGTGATCACGGCCGCCGGAGTTGTGGTGATCGCGGCGTGGCCGATCAGGCGATAGGTGTTGGACATCGTGGCCGTGACAGTGACGCTGGTGGCGGGGAAGCTGTGCGTCAGCTGGCCGACACGGGTTGCGGTCGCGGTGAGGGTGCCGGCGAACGTCTGACTCAACGCACGTCCGATGTGGACGGTGGTGGCCAGTATTACCGGGTACAGATTCTTCATGTTCCGAGACAGCACGACGGACAGCGTTACGGTGAGACGCAAGGCAATGCCTGGACGCAACACGGTGCTGGGCACAGTGGTCACTGTGACGGCATCGTGCACGCTGGCCACGCGAGCCACGGCCGGGGTGAGCGTGGCCGTGGTCGGGTAGGTGGTGTTCGCGGCGCGGCCGACACGTCCGAACAGAGAGATCGTCGTGTTCAGTGCCCGCTGTGCTCGCATCGTCACTGTTGCGACGGTCGTCATGGTGACAGCGGAGAAGGTGGACAACGCGCGCCGCACGGAACCGGTCAGCGTCACCGTGGCCGGGAATCCTCGGGTGGCCGCCCGTGTCACGCTGGGGAACAACCCAACCGTGACCACTGATTCCAGTTGTCCGACGTGGCGTGTCACCGACGCCAGAAGGGCCACTGTCACTGGTCGCGTCACCGACAACGCACGAGACAGGGACACCGTCAGCGATACGGCCGCCGGCCACGTCCGAAGCAGTTGGCGCGGCAACGTGACTGTTGCCGTCGTCGTCACTGTCACCGGTTCCGATGTGGACAGTGCGCGTCGCACCATCCCGAACAGTCCGGACGTGGCCGCCAGGACCAGTTTCGGGATGCGCGTGATCATCGCGAACGTGGACACGGTAGCGGCGAACGGCTTCTGAACCGTGTTGCGCGCCGTCGGCGTCACCGTCACGGTGAGCACGCCGAAGCTGTGTACGAACGCTCGCAGCAGACTTGCGGACGTGGTCACCGTCACCCGGTATGTGGCGGACACGAGCCGAACGAACGCTGGTGTCAAGGCCACGGTGACCGGGTAGTGAGTGGATGTGGCCACCTGCTGGCGTCCGATTGTGCCGATGGTGGCCGTGTACAGCGGCTTGCCGGTGCGGGTGAGTGCGC